AGAGAAATTAGGAGTTTAGCAAAACAGCGTATGGAAGAAATACATACTACGTTCAAAGTCAAGAAAGGTCAGGACGATCAAGAGGCGTAGGTAAGTACAGAATGCAATGGACTTACCGAGGAGAAGCAATAGAGCAATTACCGGATGATTGCGAAGGATTTGTATATTTAATAACAAATCTTACTAATAATCGAAAGTACATAGGCAAAAAACTAGCAAGATTTAAAACAACTAAGCCACCACTCAAAGGCAAAAAGAATAAAAGGCGCGGACACAAAGAAAGTGACTGGAGAGACTATTGGGGATCATCAGATCATTTGAATGCAGATGTGCTTAGACTAGGCAAAGACAAATTTACTAGAGAAGTTTTGCATTATTGTCCCAGCAGAGGCGTATTAAGTTACATAGAGGCAAAGGAACAGTTTGATCGCAGAGTATTAGAAACAGATGAATACTATAACGGTATCATTAATGTGCGAGTAGGCAGTTCAAAAATCTTAAAAGAACATCTTAAAAACACTTTAGGCAAACTATAGAACACTGATTGGTCGGGATGCTCGACTCACCTTGAGGACATATCGCATATGTTCAGATTCTGGTGCCGTTCAACAGGCTGTATGCTACGAAAACCCTTTAGCAATAGGAACGAAGCGAGGGATAGCGAAGAAATCCGCGAAGCGGAAAACGGTTTAGCAAATTTTTTCGTGATGTCGACGTAGGTTGGGAAAGGTCAGAGCCCAGTAGCAAAGTCAAACACCTACTTCCGAATCTCGGCTGTGACGAACTCACATGAAGACCAAGATTAGATGGAACCAGCGTACAGGTTCCGTCTGACTGAAACAATCTACATGAAGCAATTACAATTTACTTCGTAAATTGCTTTTACATATATAGTTTGAGCGTAAGCGAAAAACTAAATGAGCTTTAGCTCATTTCAACTAGATGTACAATATCCAATGTGTACAATCGTCATGTGGATCATCAATGTAAATCAGGATCTCTTCCGAAACCATCTTTTACAGGACTGTATTCAAATGGTTCGTATCTGAGTTGTAGATGCGGTTGAGTGTCTTGACACGTAAGTATATATTGATTAGCTTCTTCTATTGAGTTAACTATATCAATTTCGTTATCAAGATTGTCTAATATTTTATATTTCGTAATCATGAACTATTATTTAAATACCTGAACAGGACATAAATACTACTAGTTAATAAAATTAAGGATTTTTCCATGCGAGTTCTGGAAGTTATACAACCAAACAACGATAAACAGCAGTTAGATGAAGCAATTTTTACCACATTGCTGGTTGGTGCAGTTGTAGGTTCACTTGGTGCAGCAGCTATTGAAGCTGGCATCGGAATGGTTAAAAATTGGGCTGATGATTGGGATATCAAAGGATTTAAGCCCACAGGAACACATATTCCTGATGAAACACAAATTATATCCAAAAAAAATAAGAATAACAGGATGGTTTATAGTTCAAAGCAAGGTATATGGACTATGGAAGAGAAAGTTAAAGGAAAGTGGCAAGCAAAAGTAGATAAAAGTGGCAAGCCTATAGTTGGAAAAGTTAGTGCTGAAGATTTAAAACAAGCTATTAAAAAGGGAACATTAAAATTTGGAAATAAAGCTGCTGTTGTAGACACTATGCAACGACAGTATATGGAAAAACAAATGAAAAGCGGAAAATTACCCGCTGATGTAAAAGCAGCCTTTAATAAATCAGGTAACTTTCTTGATGATGTAATAGCAAGAGAAGAAGCTGGCGTAAGAAAAGGTGCAAGAGGAGTTTGGAACAGGATTAAAACTGGAGGTACAAAGATCTTTACTCGTAGAGTTTTTCAAGCAATTAATATTTTTATGCCTGTTGCATTAGTAGTTAATGCTGTAAGACTCAAAGCATGGTACAAAACAAAATTAAACTGGGGCAAAGGAGATGGTTTAGGAACTAATCCTTTAGATACAGTTGATACAGGCGGAGTAGTAGGATATCCGCACCCATCTGGTGATCCTGACAAAGTTTATGGAAGAACTGAATACGACCAAGACATGATGAATCTAAGAACAACTACAGTTAACGCGGCAGTTGCTTGGATGGCGGCACAAGGTGTAAACGCGATAGCAAGTGGAATATTTTGGTTATATGCACAACGCAAAGGTAACATTGTAGATAGGATGAAGAAAAAATCTGGTTTGATTGGAAAATCAGTGATTTTTGCAAAATGGGTAGCAAGTACACCTTTTAGAATAACTGCAAAGGTAGGTAAACTAGGAGCTGCTGGAGTTTCTGCAGGATTAGTATACTCAGCGTTCGATAGAACCTTTGCAGAAAAACTTGCTAACGCATTAGCTGATTTTATATTTAAATACGATGTATTTGCACAAAAATATTCAACTGCTGAAGATGTTACAGAGCATATGATAAAAGCCTTAGGCGGTGACGGATATGAACAGGCAATGGCCCAAATTGGTCTAGGAACAACAGGCGGTGACGCTTTAGCAAATCAAGATGGTGAGTTAGGTGGAGAAATTAATCCTTTAGATAATACTAGTCCAAATAGTAGTGGTAGCAGTAGCGGTGGTGCTAGAGACACATTTAATAAACTCACTAAGGATGATGATTTCTGGAACAACTAGATAAGCGGCATACCAGAGTCTTTAGCATTTTTGATATTTTCCATAACAATTTTATTCATTATTTCAAAATCTTCTAAATCAGTATCATGTAAAAGAGTGTGAGACTCTACGCCTCCACGCATATACCAACACAGCTGATAGACTTGGTGCTTTATTTCTTTGATCTCATTTTCCATCTCTTTGGCTAATTCCGAGAGATCAGAATCCTTTGTTCTAATTAGCCTTGAGCGAAAAAATTTGAGTAATCCAATTCAATGTTCAACTTTGATTGATGACCACAGTTAGCACAAGTGATGTCTGTTTCAGGAACAATAAACTGTTCATTATTACGCATAATAGCTTGTTCAATTTGTACAAAAAAATCTTTATCAGCATTTTCTATAAACTTAGCTATTTCAGTTAGATTAGTTTCTTCTTCGTTATCTACTTCAATTTTTGCAATAGAAGATATTACTGTATTTTTCCTTAATACAGCTAGAGCATCATAAACTTTTTGTGTTTCTTCTCCTCTAATATTTTCATCTTCAATATTTGGAATAGCTTGCATTAAAGAACGCTGTTGCTTAAAGTTTTGTTTGTTAATTTCATTTAACTCTTTAAAAGTTAAAGGGCGTAAATGAAACTTCATATTATCAACTACAATACTTTCTTCAAAGACTCCTTTTGCAAAATGTGATAACATATTCTGAATATCTATTTCATATGTATTTTCTGTACCACATTCTGTACAAACATTTTTTGCACTTATACTACCACCGTAACTAGCCATTCTAATTACACTTAAAATTGTATAGATATCTGTCATTGGAATTTCCCAAGGATTTTTTATACTTGGTATACAGCTTTTAATAATTTCTACTGTAGTATTTCCGCTGAGCAATGTATCAGGAGTTTTAGTTGCAATTTCGTTACTAGCTGTCATACTGAAAACTTCTAAATCTTCAGTTTTAGCCAAAGATCCTTGACTATACCACTTTCCTTTACTAGGTAGGTCAATAGACTGTTTTGGTTGTCGTTGATATTTGGTTAATGGTGACGACATGTTTTTTCCTTGATAAATATATTCATATAGTATATTTATGATCACAAAATCTCGGGAATTTAAGATATGGCAGAAGCAGATGACGCAAAAAAGGCATTAAAAGAAACTAGTAACTCCGCTCTTGGATTAGCTAAATCTCTTGCTTTAACCAAGCCAGGTCTTACGGATTTTGCTTCTAAAATTCCATTAGCAGGCAATGCATTAGGTGCTGTAGCTAAAGAACTTGAAAATCAAGTTAGCCAATATCAAGTTTTATCCAAATCAGGAGTAAATTTCAACGGCAATTTGTCAGCAATGATAAGTGCAAGTACAGCAGCTGGCCTAAGTATCAAGGAAATGACTGGTTTAGTAGCCAGTAACAGCGAATTACTAGCAGGATTTGGCGGTAGTGTAGAAAATGGAGCACAAGGATTCTTAAAGAATCTAAAAGTAATGAACCAAGCCAACAATCAATATGGCACACAACTTAGAAATATTGGCTTAACTCACGAAGAAATTGGTGAAGCTATGATGCAGACCCAGCGTATGGCTATGATGTCAGGTAGACTAAATGCCGCTACTGATGCAGAAATACAACAGCGTACAGCAGAATACGCAAAAGATTTAGACCTATTATCAAAACTAACAGGTAAAAGCAATGATGCATTAAAGAAAGAGCAAGCGGCTATGCAAAGGCAAGGTGACTTCAGAGCTAAGACTATGGGCATGGAGGCAGACATGCAAAAAGCTATGCTTAATGCAGCCAGTGAAGCAGATGCAAGTGGTATAGGTGACTTGTTTAAAGATATGATGATTAGAGGATTTCCTAGCGAAGACCAAGCACAGTTAGCAGGTATGTTTAGTAACTCTATGGGTGTTATGAGACAAATGAAAGCAGCCCAAGATGCAGGTAATACAGCAGAATATGAAAGATTAAAAGGAACACTTGCAGCCGCTGCAATTAAAGATAAGTCAGCTAATAAAGAACTTGCAATACTAGGCGGAACAAACGCAGCCACTGCCGCAGTCGCAGAATCATATGCAAAAACTTCTGAGGCAATGATAGGTGTTCAAGCAGCGTACGAGCGTGGAGAAATAAGTTATAGAGAGCTACAAGCAAAAATACAAGAAAGAAGAACGCGAGCTCTTAAAGAACAAGATGATGTAGGTGGAAATGTTGAAAAAGGTGGTGCAGGTCTTGACAAAGTAGGACAAGAAATGTTAGGCGCGGCATTGCGAGGCCAAGAAACAATGATTAGAGCTGCGGCTGAAACACAAGTTAAAGTAACTAGACCACTTTATGAAAAATACTTAGGTCCAATGTTTAAAGGACTATCTGACTCAGTATATGGTAAAGAAGGAAAATTAATAGACGATATTACTACAGACACAATGGCTGTGTTAAAAGCAGGAAAAGAATATGCAACTGGCGGCAACAAAAATATGTTGACAAAACAATCAACCCAGGCTGTAACTAACATAGATGCCAAAGCAGGAGATCCAACTACGACTGAAAAAGATGTTACCAGATTAGCTGAGTTGCGAGATACTATTACAGACTTAGGAACTAAATCAGATTTAACAAGAGATCAATTAATAAAACTTGTAAATGCTCTTAACGAAGCTAATAAAATTTCAGCTCCAGGATCAACACCAATTACAGTTCCACCAACTGACAGAGAGAAAAATCCTTTAGAAAAAGGTTATGGTCAAGATGGCAACATACCTGGATATAATAAAGGTACTCCAGGTATGGAACAAGCAATGAAAGGATTTACTTCTTTTGCTGGCTTAACACAAGATTTTGGTAAAGGCTCTTTAGCAATGTTGCATGGTAATGAATTGGTAATGACACAAGCACAAGCCAAACAATTAGACGAAGGCATAGCTATGATGAAAGCCAATATGCCAGAGATTGGCTCAACACAAGGGCTCAGAAACGCTACAGCATCTATACAAGGAGCGGTAAATACTTTGCGTAGTCCTGAAAGTCAGGCTAGTGCTGGTCCAGGCATTGAAGGAAGCATGCAGAAGCTACAAGACGCATTCCAGGCTATGGGTGAAGGTAATGTAGCCGCTATGAAAGCTGCCCTTGATCCAGAAATGTTCAAAGGCATGAAAGACGCAATGGAGAAAACAGCTTCTGGAATAGGAAGTCAATTGGTAGAACAAAAAAATATGACTAAGGTTACAAAAAATTTAGGAAATATGGGTAATGTGTTTAGTCGAGGAGGCTTAAACATATGAGTTGGAAAAAATATTTCACACCTATACAAACAGGTGATAACATGACAGGTAGCTATTCACCTTTTACAAATGGTGGAGGCGCTCAAGCAGGACCAGCGAGAACAAATTATAGTTCATACTTACCAGATGTATATGTAGGTAGTCCAAATCGTGTTGAACGATACGGACAATACAATACAATGGATAATGATTCAGAAGTAAATGCGGCTTTAGATATCTTAGCTGAATTTTGTTCTCAATCAAATAATGAAAATTCAACAAACTTTAAATTTATATTTAATAAAAGTGCAACTAACAGCGAAGTTAACATTTTAGGACAATATCTTAGACAGTGGAGTAATTTACAAAAGTTTAGTACTCGTATGTTTAGAATTATGAGAAATGTTTTTAAGTACGGAGATCAAATTTTTATAAGAGATCCAGAAACAAAAAAACTATTTCATATTGATCCAGCAAAACTAGTTAGGATTATTGTTAACGAATCTGAAGGCAAAACTCCAGAACAATATATTTTACGCGACATGAATCTTAATTTTAGAGACATGGTTGCAACTACACCACATATTACAAACGGAAATATTACAGGTGGCGGTAGCGGATATCAAAGCGGTGGCGTAAGAGGAATGGTAGGTAATGCTCCTCAACAAGCAGGTAGTAGATATCAACAAGGCGAAGGCGAAGTAGCTATAAACGCAGAACATATTGTACATTTAAGTTTAAGTGAAGGCTTAGACAATAATTTTCCTTTTGGTAACAGTTTATTAGAAGGTATATTTAAAGTATATAAACAAAAAGAATTACTTGAAGATGCTATTATAATTTATCGTGTGCAAAGAGCACCAGAACGCAGAGTATTTTATGTTGATGTAGGTAACATGCCAACACACCTTGCTATGCAGTTTGTAGAAAGAGTTAAAACAGAAATACATCAAAGAAGAATCCCAAGTGCAACAGGTGGAGGTAATAATGTTATTGATAGTAGTTACAATCCTTTATCAATAAACGAAGATTACTTTTTCCCACAAACCGCAGAAGGTAGAGGTTCTAAAGTTGAAACATTACCAGGCGGAACTAATCTAGGAGAGATTGACGATCTCAGATATTTTACTAACAAACTAGTACGTGGTTTACGTATACCTAGTAGTTACTTACCTACTGGGGCAGATGATGCAACTAGTTCATATAATGATGGAAGAGTTGGCACAGCGTATATTCAGGAATTAAGATTTAACAAATATTGTGAAAGGTTACAAGGCCTTGTAACACAAGCATTTGATAATGAATTTAAAAGATTTTTATTAGAAAAAGGTGTAAACATTGATACTTCAATGTTTGACTTAAAATTCCAGCCACCACAAAACTTTGCAAGTTATAGACAAGCAGAACTTGATAATGCTAGAGTACCAACATTTACACAAATGAGTGCAATACCTTATTTGTCAAATAGGTTTGCATTAGAAAGATTTTTAGGATTTAGTAAAGAAGAAATTGCAGAAAACGAAAGACTATGGAGAGAAGAAAACGACGAAAACTTAACACCACCACCAGGTGATGCTTCAGGTGAAATGAGAAGTGTAGGAATTAGTTCGGCAGGCATTAGTGCTGATATTGATGGAGCAGAAGATATTCTTGATGATACACCATCGCCAGAAGATGGCGGAGCAGGAGCACCACCAGAAACAGTAACAGGAGATACACCAGGCGGCACACCTCCACCGGGAACAGACCAAACGGTATAAATACTAGCATGATACTACGTGAATTATTTTATTTTGATAAAGATACACTTGATACTGTTCAAGATGATTCGTATGAACCAAAGTACGATCAGTCTATAGTAGATGCTGACGATACTAGAAAAACAAAACTTACTTTATCACAAATTAACAGAGCAAGAAAAGGTTCTGAAACACATCAAAAAGAAAAAAGTAAAGAGCTAGATATCACTAGACAAATGTACGGTCTTGCAGCTCAGGCGGCAGCTGGCGGTGTCTAAGCTAGATGACCAAACCCAACAAAGCTGATTACACAAAAGATCAATGGCGTAAACTCAAAGAAAAGATTAAATTAGAAAAAGCGGCAAAACGTGCGGCAAAAGCTAATAAAATTCCTCCTCGCCCTCCAATAAAAAATTTAGACAACAATATAACATCATTTGTTTTAGGTAACGGGTTAAGCAGAACTCCTATAGATCTAAATGCTATTAAAGAATACGGTAAAGTATACGGATGTAATGCGTTATATAGAGAATACGATCCTGATTACTTGATTGCTGTTGATGTAAAAATGGTTTTAGAACTAAACAAAAACAAATATCAATATCGTAACGATCAAGTATGGACAAATCCTAACAAAGCATATAATAGTATGTCAAATTTTAAATTTTTTCAACCTAGCAAAGGTTGGAGTTCAGGACCAACTGCTTTATGGCTAGCAAGCCAACATGGACCTAAACAAATTTTTATACTAGGGTTTGATTATACAGGAAAAGACGGCGGTAGTCACTTTAATAACATATATGCAGATACAGATAACTATAAAAAATCTATAGACGGTGCTACTTATCATGGTAATTGGCTTAAACAAACAGCAACTACTATCAAAGAACACCCACGTATCAACTATACGAGAGTTATAGCTAAAGATAATTATTGTCCAGAAGAGCTAAATATTTTGAGCAATTATAGTACAATGGATATTGAACATTTTTTAAGAATTTTCTCAATATAGCAGAAAAATCTTAAAAAACTCCGTTTTGAGCCTATTTTCGGGCATATTTTCTTATAAATAGTAAATACAAATGACAGCCTTACCGTATATGGTAAACAAATTATATTTATAGGAGAATAAAATGGCAGATTCAAAACAATTCGAAGAAATGCTCGAGAAACTTGTTAATGAAGACAAGGCCGGAGCAGAAGAACTTTTCCACAATATTGTGGTTCAGAAATCCAGAGAAATTTACGAAAATCTATTAGAAGACGATCTAGAAGACGAGTCAGTTGATGAAGCATCTGATGAGGAAGTAGATGAAGCATCTGATGAGGAAGTAGATGAAGCGTCTAAAGATGAAGAAGTAGACGAAGCTACTGACGAAGAAGTAGATGAAGCTTCTAAAGATGAAGAAGTTGAAGAAGATTTCAACTTAGACGAATTTGAAGTTGAAGGCGAAGACGATGCTGGCATGGATGCAGGCGATCCTGCAGACGACATGATGGCTGATATCGCTGACATGGGCGACGAAGAAGGCGAAGGCGACGACGAGCCAGAAGGTGACGTTGAAGAAAGAGTCGGCGACTTAGAAGACGCTCTAGACGAACTTAAAGCAGAATTTGAAGATATGATGGCAGGCGACGAAGGCGGAGATGACGAAGCTGAAGACGAAATGCCAGCTGATGACGCTGAAATGGACGCAGATGATGAAGAAGGCGATGACGAAGAAATGCCAGAAGCATCAGATGAAGAAGTTGATGAAACATCAGATGACGAGGTTGAGGAAGGTTCTAAAGAAGAACTATCTCCAACAGAGCAGATGCGTGAATATGTTGAAAAAGTAACACCTAAAATGGGCGACAACGGTGCAAACACTAAGTCTCCAGTAGCAAGTGCGAACGACATGGGCGGAGATGCTTCTAACTTAGCACAAGGCGCAGACGAAAAAGGCATGACACCAGCAAGTCCAAAAGACATTGCAAGCGGTAACGTAAATGTACCAGGTGGAAAAGCTTCTAAGTCAATGAAAGCTAATGCTAAAGGCCATGGCGCAGAGAAAAAAGGCGCAGGCGACACAGCTGCTAATAAAAAAAGTACTATTGGTAGCTAATTAATATAAGGGAACTTGGATGCAAAATTTATCTGAGACACTGACATTCGACCAAGCAAAAATAGTCGTTGAGTCTGCCAATGAAGGAAAAGACTTGTATATGAAAGGTATTTGTATACAAGGAGGAGTACGCAATGCTAATCAGCGTGTGTATCCTGTATCAGAAATTGGTAGGGCTGTCAAAACTCTCAACGATCAATGCTCAGGAGGATATAGTGTTCTCGGCGAAGTCGATCATCCAGAGG